GGCCGCAAAGGTTCCGGCCAACCCGCCAAGGATTCCGGCCACCTGCGGCCCGTTGTCTGCTACATAGTCCAGCGTCTTTTGCACATAGGGCAGGGCTGCTTGCAGCGCGTCGCCCAGCTTGGAAATACCGGCGCTCAACAGGTCGGCCAGCGTTCCGGCCAGCGTTTGCAGCTGCGGCATATCCTTACGCACACCGTTCATCAGGTCGATCACAGCCAGCGACAAGGTTTTCTTCACGGGCAAAAACTCCGTGCCAATGTCCTGCTTTAGCGCTGTCACGGAGTTTTTCACCATCGTGTCAATGCTTTCGCTGGTGCTGGCCTGAATAATAAACTCCCGCTCCATACTGCCGGTGTACAGGCTTGGGTCGCTCACCATTGCAAGCGCCTTTTCGTAAGCGCCTAAATTGTTTGTGATCTTTGCGCCGCCCTCAATGGCCCACTGCCCAAACAGGGTGCTAAGTGCAGCAACCTTGCGTTCGTCCGGCATATCCTGCAAAGCGGTAAAAACTTCTTTCAAGGTGCCCACGCCGTCGGTCTGCATACTCTTGGCTATGCCCTCGGCGGTAAAGCCCAGCTCCTCCCACATTTCCTTTTGGGCCTTGGTAGCGTTGCTGCCCTTGCTCAAATTGGTGTAAATGCGGGAAATGCTCGTGCCTACCCGGTCAGTGGCAACGCCGGTAGCCTGCATGGCCGTTGCCATAGCGGCAGTAGCCGCCGGGTCAACGCCTGCAATCTGGCCCATCGACGCCGCGCTGTTCACGCTCTGTGCAATTTCTCCTGCCGTGGTTGCGTTATGGGCACCAAGGTAGTTGATTTGGTCTAACAGGGTCATAACCTGTTTGTGGTCAAAGTTGAAGCTGGCCTCCCACTTTGCCACATAGTTGCCGGCGGTCTGGTCGTCCAAGTCCATAGCCGTTGCGGCCACAGCAGTATCACGCAGATACCCCGTTGTTAGCTGCTTGTCTACCCCAATTCCCGATTGGCCCAGCGCGGCGCTCATGGCCGTTAGCTGGTCGGTGGTTCGCGGTATCTCGGTACTAAGGTCTTGGATATAGGTTTTCAGTGCGCCGTAGTTCTGCTTAAAGGTCTTGCCGTTGTCGGCAATCGCGTCACTCACCGCACCGCTGGCGTCCGCCAAGCCGTCCACATAGCGCACCACGGGGGCCATGGCGCTTTCAAGCGCCTGTGCCTCCTTGGTGCAGCCCGCAATGCCCACCGCTGCGGCGGTGGCAACCGCGCCCATAGTGACGGTGCCAATGTTGCTTATGCTCTTGGTTAAACTGCCAATTTTGCTTTGTGTACCATTGATCGCCGCCGTCAGGCTTTTGTCCATCCGGCCCGCGATCTTGATACTAAGCTCTAATGTTTTGCTCGTCGCCATTCCTCCGCCACCTCGTCGTTCAGCTTGGCGAACTCACGGGTCGGCAAATTCAGGTAAAAATCAACGCCTGTCCGCGTCACAGCGGCAAGGCGTATGGCGGCCTTGCGTAATGCTTTCGCGCCGCCCTTTACTCGAAAAAACCCGCGTCGTTCACGGCGTTTTTAATTTTCAGCACTTCGTACAGCGGCAGCCCGGTAAAGAACTCCTCCGGCAAGCCCGTTGCCATTCCGGCAAGGATACAGGCGTACAGGTAGTTGTAGCTGGTGTCCGTCACCATAAAGCCCGCGCGGGTCAGGCGGTTTTCCGCCGCGCTCTCGTTCAGGCTGTTCAGGTCTGCAACGCCGTTCAGGTCAATCTCCGTGTACTGCTTGCCCTCAAAGTAGTAGGGCTTTTCCAGCCGCATAATGTGGTTCTCGGTGTTGCTGTCCACATTCATGTACCCCATCACCATGCCGTAGATTCTGCGGGAAACGCTGCGCGGTGCCAACTTGAAAAACTCAATCGGCAGGCCGGGGGCCTTGGCAGCCAAAATGCGCACAAAGGCGGTGGTGGTTTCGCACAGCAGCATGGCGGCAGGCTCCCGCTCGTTGAAAAGCTGCCGCTGCGCGTTGATCGCGTCCTGCACGGTCAGCTTGTCCAGCCCGGCAAGGTCGATCTCCGCATACTCCTTGCCCTCAAAAACATAAGGGCGGTTCAGCTTCAAAAGGTACTGGTTTTCGGTCTTAGGTGCCGTCGCCTCGGCTTTCTCCTCGGTTGCCACGGTCATATTCTTTTCTTCTGCCATAATGTACAGCTCCTTTTCAGTGTGTCAGTGCTTCTCAAAAATAAAAGCATACCCGCCTCCGGCTCATTCCGGGGGCGGGTTCATGCTCTTGGGGTTGTTTGGGTTAGATCAGGCTGCGCACCTTTGCCAGCATATCCACACCCTTGACCTTGTAAACGCCGTTCAGCTTGTCGATTTCGATAAGCTGCTCACCGTCAACCTCGATCATAATGTAGGTCAGCTCCAGCGTAACGGTGGCCTCCATGCCCTCGCTTTTCTCGATCTTGCCGGGCTTGAACTTCTTCACGCGGCCCTCCGCGCCCCCGCGCAGGCCTTAAAAGTCATCGCCGCCGGTCTTGTCGTACACCTGCTGCGCCGCGCGGAAAGTCAGGTTCACCACGGTCAGGGGGTTCAGCATATCAACGGCGCTGGAATACAGCGTGTTAAACTGCACCTCCTGTTCAAAGCTCTCCCACTGTCCGATGGTGGGGGAATCGATCTCGCCGCCAACACCAAAGCCCTCCACGGTGCCGGTTTTCATGTTCACTTCCGGCAGGTCAACGCTGGCGGCAACGCCGATCATCCGCGTACCGTCAAGGTAGGCGTTCGCGTCATTGATCTTCTCCGGGATATAGTTGTTGCTAATCATAGCTCTGTACCTCCTTTATCAGCTCAAAGCCGTGGTCAGTGCGTCCGGGTCAAACTCGATAACATCCTCGATGTCCTCCGCCGGGGTGTAGGGGGTGATGTACTGGTGGAAAGTGATCTTGCCATCCAGCAGGTCGGCAGTGGTGTTCTCCGCCTCGTCGTAGATCACCTCATAGCGGGCGCACACGCCACGGGCCACAAAGCCGTTGCCGCGCACATTCTCGCTGTCCACAATAGCCTCGATCAACCGCTTGTTGGCGGGGCTGTCCACCTTGGAAAAGTAGGTCAGGATAAAGCTGTTCGCCGCCCAAGAAAGGAAGCGCCGCACACTGAACCATCTGTCTTTCGGGTCGGTATTGCCGGGGTATGCGGCGGTGTTGTTGCCCCACAGGCGGAAACCGCTCATGTTCAGGAAAGTGGCAACGCCAAAGCCGTTCACGGTGTTGGCCTGCTCTTGGTCAAGCACAACCTCGGTGCCGTCCGCAAGGCAGGCGGCGCTGATCGCCAGCGTCTTGTTGGACGGGCTTACATTCGGGGTGTCTGCGTTCACCGCGTCAGTGTAGGCGGTCAGGGCGGCGGCCAGTGCGCTGCCGCTGTAAACCACCTCGCCCACCTTGGCGCAGGGCCACACAGCATAGGCGTTCGCGTCGCTCACGGCCTGCGCCTCCTTGCGCTGCTTCACATCGGTGTATTTGGTAGCGCCGCTTGCAGTGCTGTCAATGTCCACAATGCACACAGCCTTGAACACGCCGTTGATCTCCTTGGTCTTGGCCTGCAGGGCGGCGGCCACGGTGGCGTCCATGCTAAAGCGCGGTGCCAGCAGAATGCCCGGCGTCATGGACAACTTGGGGTAAATCTGCCGCACCACTTCAAGGCCGGTTTCCTTGCCTGTGGCTGCGTCTACGCCGCCCACAATGTCGGCGGCCTTAACCTTGCTGGGGTCAAGTTTCTTGCCTGTCACGGTCAGGGTAGTGGCACTGGCTGCCTTGCCGCCTGCCAGCGGCACAATGTTCAGGGTGCCGTCGTTGTTAAAGCTGGCCGTGTAGTCGGTGTCGCGGGTCAGGGCAGTGCTGCCGCTTTTCACGGTCAGCTTGTCCAGCAGCACACCCACCACATCCAGCACGGCCACGCCGCTGTCCACCTGCACGGTGGTTTCGGCAATTTCTGCCGTGTGCTTGGCGGGGTCAAGCACATTGATAAGCACCAGCGGGCCGGTGCCCACAACGCTGAACGCCGCGCTGATACTCTCGCACAGGGTATAGGCGGCAAAGTCGTCATGGTAGCCCACGGCGGCCACAGCCTCCTTGTAGTTGTACGCCAGCAGCGGGGTATTCACGGCCTGCTCCGGGTGTTCCAGCATATTCACGGGCGCGGTGCCCACAACCACCTGCAAACCGGCGGTGCCGGTCACGGGGGCGGTCATACTGGTGGCCTGTTCGCTGGTATATACGCCATGTTTGTATGTAGCCATATCGGTTGTTCCTCCTTACAGTTCGTTTTTGATCTTGTTGTACAAAATGCTTTCCGCCGTTCCTGCCGTTTCCAGTGCCTTGCGCGTCTGTGCAAAGCGTTCCACCGGCACAAGCAGGTTCTTGGCCGCCGGGTGCTGCTTCACAAACTCGTCCAGCGCCGCCGGGGTGTTGCCGCTGGCGTACACGGTGTACTGCCGTGCCACGCCGCGCACGCTCGGCCCGCAGTAAACGCACGGGGTCTTGTGTTCGATCTTTGCTTCGGTTTCCCCGGTGATCTCCGGGGTGGTGGCCGCCTCGGCGGCCTGCTCCTGTTTCTTGGTCATAGGTACTCCTTTAACTGTTCATCCTGCGTCATGGCAGGTGCCGTGCAGGTCAGGGTACACGCTCCAAAGTAATAGGGGTGCGTGTCGTCCTCCTGCAACGCCCAAGTGATCGGCTTCAAAACGGTAAACGCGCCGCCAAAGTAGGGGGCCTTGCAAACTCGCTGGATAATGTCCTCTTTGATGTTCGCCACATCCTGCCAGCCCTCACGGTCAAGGCCGGTGTCATAGGCGCACACGATCAGGCTAAAGTCCACGGTCTGCGGGCTGTCGTCGTCCTCGATCTGTCCGCCAGTCATCCGCACCACAATGTAGGGTGCCTCGGCCTTGTCGGTGTCCACATCGGCATCATCACTCTGCGGTATGGGCAAGTCCTGCTTGTAGATTTTCAGTGCCTTGCGCCCCTCTTGGCCGCAAAACAGCTTACCCGCAAACAGTTCTTTCAGCATTTCGATCAGCGCGTCTTGGCAAAGCTGCGGGGTGCGGCCAATGTCCGCCCTCGCTGCCGTCGTTGTGTGATTTCTCATGGTGGCTCACTTCTTTCCGGCTCTCGCCAATACTCGCTCAACCTGTGCCTGCAACCGTTCTTGCAGGTATTCTTCCACGCTCGGCTCAACCTCCGGCCAAATGGTGTGGTGCATGGCTGTAATACTTGGGCTGCCCAAAGTCACCAGCTTTTCTACATTGCCTTTAGAATTTCGCCAGCGTGGGCGATCTCGTTTTGTCCGGGTGTGTTCTGATTTAGACCCAATTACGCGCTGTACCATGCCAATGTGGTTGTTTCCGTTTTTGTTGTGGAACTCCACCAAAAACGCCTTGCTGCGGTTTCCTCTGCCGGGCAGCTCTCTCATTCCGTTGGCTTTTAGCACCTTGCCTTTCCATACGCTCGGCCCTTGAACCCAACCCGTACTTGTAAAGTGCGTCGGCACCGCCGGGCTGGTCTTAAAATAACCAAGGTCGTTGCGCATACTGGCGACATGAAGTTCTGCCAGCAAACTGCTGTTGCTGGCTTTCTTGCGCTGTACAAGGTCTTTCAGGTGCCGCCTGCCTGCGGCATTCACGGCGTAACGGGTCTTTGCCTTGGCAACCATCAGCTTTCGCGCCTGCCGCGCCGTGGCGTTGATTGCCACTTTTGCCGCCGCCGGGGTCTTGCGTTTCAGGTCGCCAAGCGCCTGCTCTACCGTGTCCAGCCCCGCAACGGTAATGGTCAGGTTCCCGGCGCTGTAAGTAACATTGCTCACTGCCGTGTCCTCTCCATCGTCATACGGTACACGCCGCTTTCCTCTTGGCAAAGGTTGATCGTGTAGGTGCGCTGGCTCTTGGTGCCCTTGTCAAGCACCAGTTGCTTGCCAATCTTCGGCTTCGGCCCGTAGTCCTCCACCCGGATATACAGGATGGTGTGCGCCGTGTATAGGCCGGTGTCAAAGTTCTGCTTTGCCCTGGCCTCCCAATGCGCCGAATGTTCGCGCAAATCGTCGTCCTCTAAAACGATCAGCACATCTTTACCGTCAACGGTGTGGCGGTCTGCGTGTTCGTTTTCCTCAAAAAAGGCCGCGTCAATATCCGCCGCCACGCAGTCCTTGAATGTGGGCGGTGCCCACGGTGCTGCCGCCCCGCTCCCTGTATCCTGCTTTAGTTCAAACAGTGCCACGCTCTCACCTCCACAGTAAAAAGCCCCCGCCCGTCACCGGGCAGGGGGGTGCATATCAACAAACGGTGGCAACAAACCAACTGTCCACCTTGTCGGGGATGGGCAGCGGGCGGGCCTGCAATTCCAGCATACGGCGGTCAGGCTGGTGCTTCACAAAGCTGCGCAGCAGGCGGTCAGTCTGTGCCGTGACCCACTGCTGGGTGCTATCCTCAATGTAGGTGCAGGCACCATAAGCCATCATGTAGTCGGGGTGGCTGGCGATCAGCACAACCTTGTTCTCCGGCACAAGGGGCAGGGTCTTGGGGGCGGCGGGGTCAGTCCAATCGTCCAAGTACACCTCGGCGTAGGTGTAAATGTCGATGTTGGGGCTGTTCAGGTGGCCCACATACTTCACGCCGTTGGGCAGGTCGCGCGGGTGAATAAGGCCCATTTCCACGCGGCGGTTGTCCAGCATTTTGCTGATCTTCTCGTCCGCAAGGAAATTGCGCAGCGCGGTTTTGCCCATGATTGCCATGTCCACATTGGCAAAGCCGTTGGTCAGCACCTTGTCGGCCCAGTCCTCCAAGTTGTCGCTGATCTTGGCGGCGCTCTTGCCCCACTGGGCGGTGCCGGTCAGGGTTTCGGTGTTGGTAAAGCCAAAGTCGATGATCTCATTCACGCCCTCGCCAACAACGGGAACTTGCCCGGTCACAATGGCCTGCACGGCCATCCACTCCTCGCGGCGGGTGGTGGCGTCGTTCAGGCGGCTGTACTCCTCCATCAACTGCTGTGCGCTGCGCTGGGCAGGGGTTTCACCGCTGTACAGATCTTCGCCGGGCATACGGGTCATGTAGCGGTCAGCGGTGGTAATGTCGCAGGGGTTCACCAGCGGGGGCTTGTAGCTCTCGGTCTTGTAGCCGCTGGCTTTCAGCACCTTGCCGCCAACACGCGGGTGGACAAAGGCCGCCATGCGGCGATCACCTTTCACAAGGTCAATATCCACGCGCTCGGTGGTAGACTTCTTCACGTTGGTAAAGAAAGTGTCGCGGAAAAAGGTATGCACAGGCGGTGCCTGTCTTACGACCTCCGCAAGATAGCGCGGGGTATAAATATTTACTTCGTTTGCCATGTTGGTTGCTCCTCCTTACTTCAAAAAGATACCGATGTTGCGCAGGGCAACTTCAATGTCGGCGGCGGCAACGCCGTCAGGCAGGGCCAGCCCATCCGCGAAAAATTCACCCGTCTGGTAAATCACCGCGTCCTCGCCGCTGGCGGCGTCCTCTGCGGCAATGCCGTACAGGCCGGTCACATTCAGCGCGTGGGTGCCGTCCACGGCGGCAAGGGGCTTTACCTTGCCACCGTCCAGCAGCACAAGGTTGTGCGCGGCCACGGCTCCGTCTGCCTCCTTGGCGGCGGTCACAATGCCCACCGTAGTGCCCGCAATAAAATAGTCGGGCGTGGTGGAATAGGTCTTTTTCGCCAAATCCATGCTCATAGTCTTATCCTCCCTTACTGCTTCTTGCCAAGGCCCTTGATTGCGTCCATAAACTCGTCGGGCTTCTCACCGCCGGTGGGGGCGGGGGCACTGCCCACGCTGTTCACGCCGCTGGCGTTCGCGCCCTGCTGCATGGTGTTCAGCCAAGCCGCGCCCTGCTCCTTGGCGTTCTTCATGGCGGCCTTGGCGTAGTCGCTGGCACTCATGGGCTTATCGTACTTGGCCTCGTTTGTGATCTGCTCACTGCCGGGCAGGGCCATTTCCTCAATGTCGCGGATACGCTGCCGCTCCGCATTGGTAGCCCGCAGCGCCGCCGCCTGTTCGATCTGGTCAACCAGCGCGGGGTAAGCGCCGCGCAGCTCGTCCACGGTCTTGATCTCGTTTGCCATGTTCGTATCCTCCTTATGGCTGTTGTTTCCCGGCTGCTCCGCCGGGGTCGGTGTATTTACAAAACCGCTGGCGGCGGGGGCTGCTGCCACGCTGTTCTGTACAAATTTGGGTGCCTTATCAAAAGGCAGGTTCATGTTTACGCTGTTCACAAACAGCAGGCCGCCCCGGTTCTCCACAACGGTTTTCTCCCCGTCGTCCACCAGCTCGTCCACAAAGCCGTTGGTCTTGGCCTCCTCGCCCGTCCACCAGCTTGTAGCGTCCATCCACGCGGCCACTTCGTCCTTTTCCCGGCCCGTCTTTTTGGTGTACAGGTTCAGGATGTTTTCGCGTATGGTATTCAGCGCACCAATGTACTGCTGCAGGGTCACGGCGTCGGCAAAATCAAAAATGCCCATCCGTACCGGGTGTATCATGTAGGTGCTGTCATTGGCTGCCACCACCTTGTCGCAGTGGCAGGCAATGATCGTGGCGGCGCTGGCACACAGCCCGTCAATGCGGGCCGTTACCTGCGCGGTGTGCTGTTCCAGCAAATTGCCAATGGTCTGTGCAGCAAACACATCACCGCCGCCGGAATTGATACGCACTGTCAGGCTCGTCAGCGCCCCCAGTGCGTTCAGTTCGTCGGCAAAGGTCTTGGGGGTCACTTCGTCGCCCCACCAACTGCTATCCGAAATATCGCCGTACAGCAGCAGTTCCGCGCTACCTGCCGCTTGGTTTCTAAACTGCCAAAACTTCTTAGGCATGGTCATTCCTCCTGTTGCCCGCCGGGCGGCTTGGCCTGCGGGTTTGTGATCTCGTCAACCTCCCGCTTGCGCTTGGCTTCGATCACGCGCTGGCGGATATTGCGGTTGTAGTCGCCGCCGGTCATGGTGGCGGTTTCCTCCTGCGCCGTGCTGAATCCGGCGTCCACACGCTTCACAGCGGCGTCCACCTCCTGCACGGGGTTCAGGTTGGTACGGGCCGGGCCGTTCCACGCGCAGGCGGTGTATGCCTTGCGGATTGCCGGGGCAGCAAAAAAGCCCGGTGCCGCAATGCGGCCCCGCGCCACTGCCTCGGCAAACCATTCCTCGTAGATCGGCTGGCAAAAATCATCGGTGAACCAATCGCGCTGCATACTGCAAGTGCGCCAAAACTCGTTCAGCGCACCACGCGCCGCGCTGTAACTCGTCGTAAACTGCTTAAACAGCACCTCCGGCGGGATTTCCAGCGCCGCGCCGATCTGCCGTATCAGCGCATTGGTAAAGGCGTCATACCCGGTGTTCGGGTGCTTGGGGTCTGCAAACTCCACATCCTCGCCGGGGTTCAGGCTCAAAATGGCGCCGGGGCCAAGCTCAATGCTGCTTTGGTCTTGCGCGTCGATCAGCATATCCGGCGGCAGCATTTCGCCAAACGGGCGGGCGTCGCTTGCCACGCCCTGCTTCACAAACACGGTAAACATGGCACTAAGCCCCGCCGCCGTGATTTCGGCGTCCGTGTAGCGGCCCAACTGTTTCAGGGCTTCCAGCACCGGGGCCAGCATGGGCACACCGCGCCGCTGTCCGGCCCGCTCCCGGTTCATCACATGAAGTACATTCCGCCGCCCGGTGGTCTTTGTGTAGGCTTCAACCCGCGTCCAGTGCTGCCCGCCGCTGGTGTAGGCGTTGCTTGCCAGCGGGTGGCGGTCACATACCCAGTAGGCTACCACCATGCCGTCGGCGTCCGTTTCCACGCCCTGCACAATGCAATGCACATCATGGACCTGCACCGTGCAGGGCACCAGCCGGTCAAAGCCGTCCGGGCTGCAAACCCGGTCAGCCTCCACCAGCCTCACCCGCAGGCTGTACGGCTGCCCGGTCTGCTCCTTGGTGGGCAGCAGCACAATGGCATCACCATTCATGGCATAACTCAAAAAGGTTAGCTGTTGCAGTTTGTAAAAGTTGTCCACCCGGTCAGCGTCGCACACCGGCGTGTCCGCCCAAAGGGCAAACTCTCGCACGATCTGCGCTTGCAGTTTTTCGGCGTCCTCCGGGGTCAGCCTCAGAAACTCCGCGTCGATCTGCGGCGCAGGCATAAGTCCGCCTGCAATCACATTCGTGCGCATGGTTTTCAGCGCGGCGCTGGCCGTGGGGATTCCCATGTAGGCGTCGCGGCTGCGCTGGCGCAGTATGTCGATATTGTCCTCAATATCTTCCTTGGCGCTGCCACCGTAAAACTCCCACCCGCGCAAGGATTTCTTGGTCAGGTTTGCCCCGTAGTTGCCGTATCCGCTGTCAATGATTTTCAGCGCGGCGCGGGCGGCTGCCCGCTTGGCAGCGTGTACCGGGGCCACGGCGGCCACGGCTCTGTCAAATACATTCACGGTGTCGCCCTCCCTCACACATCACGGGCAACAAAGTGGTACAGGCGGTTGCGCCCGCCGTTCTTTTCCTCGGCCTCCGCCTCGGATAATTTTTGTGCCCAATATTCCATTTCCTCGCGGATTTGTTTCAGGTCTGCCCGCGTCAACATTCTTGTGCCGATTTGATAGCTTTGCCCGGTGGCTACACTTTCCTCCGCCGCAAGCCATGTATTCAGTTTCTGCCGGCACATTTCTTTTGAAAAAATAGCCATTAAATACCTCCTGTAATGCGGCGGCGGCCTGCCCGCCGGGGTCTTTGCGCCATGCCCGGCTCCGGCTTTGCCAGCACGGGGTTGGCAATCTCTAAAGCGGCGGTGGCATAGTTGCGCAGGTCAAGCGGTTCGTTGCGCTTGTACTTGCTGTCTTTCAGCTCCCACACGGTAACGCTGCGCCCCTTGCGGAACCGCACCACCATCTTCTCACTGGTCAGGCCCTTAAAGTAGGTTTCATCGTACCCGGCTTCTTCGTTCGCGGGAAAGTGGCAGTAGTTCGGCCCCTTGGTGTTGTGGCGCAACCGCTGGTATAACAGCGCCTTGCCCGCGTCCACGCCAATGATGAACAGCGGCGTTTTCACACGGTTGTTGGTGGTGGGGTTGCGGATGTAGGGCACCTCGGCACCGCCCTTTCCCTTGATCGCCCACACGCCGCGCTCGTACCGTTCCTTGGTAAAGCGGTACACTTGGTCGGTGTGGTGGCCGCCGCTGTCAATGCAGCAGCTTATAATGCGCAGCGCGGTTCCGTCCTTTTTGCACCACACGGTCTGCAAAAAAGCGTCCAAGTCCTCCCACACCTGTTCTTTCAGCATATCGCCGTAAATCTTTTGGTATCGGATTCCCCAGCTTTCCTTGCCAACGCCCCAACCCACGATCTCAACCTCAAAGCGGTCATCCTGCACATCCACACCGGCGGTAAGCACAAGCACTTCTTCGGGCACCACCGCGTCGTAAATCTCGCGGCGGTTGAACAGTTCGGTGTCCTCCACCTGTTCGCCCCGCTCCTCCCAAGTTTCACCCAGTTCGGTATTTACCCAAACCTTCATGCCCTCCGGGTTTCCTTGGTCAAGCTGTTCTTTCGCCACTATGAATTTCTGCACGATCTCTTTCCATCCGCAAAAGGTGGAGGCAAGCGTGTTCAGGTGGAACCCCCGCGTTTCTGCGCCGGGGTTTTCCGCCACAAAGCGGCCCTGCTGGCTCTGCTGTTTCCAGCGGTATTCGTTCGCCACGCACCCGCAGCGTTCGCATTTGTAAACGATCTCTTTTTGCAGGTCGTCCGGGTCAAAGATAAGGTTTGCCCACACAAAAGGCTGGTAATGCCCGCACTCCGGGCACGGCACATTCCATTCCTCGCGGGTGGATTGGTTGTACTCGGTTTCAATGCGGCTGTGCCCCTTGATAACCGGGGTCGATACCATAACCGTTTTCTTATCCCAAAATGTTGTTTGGCGCTTTTGGGCAAGGCTCAACGGGTCGCCCTCGGTTCCGGCGCTGCCGGGGTAGCGGTCTACCTCGTCGGCCAGCAGCACTTTAATAGGGCGGCTGGCAAGGCCGGTGGCGCTGTTCGCGCCCACTATGGTGATGTGCCCGCCGGGGAAATTCTTTTTCAAGATCGTGTTCCCGGCGTATCGGCTTTTCACATCCACCAGCCCGCGCAGTACCGGCGTGTCGCGTATCATCGGGGCCAAGCGGTCTTTGCTGAATGTCTGCCCCATGTCCAAGGTCGGCTGCATAACCAAGATGGGCGCGGGGGCATAGGCCATAAAATAGCCAAGGATGTTCAGCAGCAGTTCGGTCTTGCCCACGGCCCCCCCGCACAGGAAAACTCCCCGCCGTATGTGCGCATCACCTATGGCGTCCATGATCTCCCGCTGGTACGGTGCCTTGTCGGTGTGCCACCGCCCCGGCTCGGCGCTGCTCTCCGCGCTCAACATACGGTAGCGGTCAGCCCATTGGGATAGTGTCAGCTCCGGGGGCGGTTTCAGCGTTGCCACACACCGCGCCAGCATTTCCATTGTCGCCTGCGGTATTCCCAGCAGCTTTTGCTTTTTTGCTACCCCACAGTCTGTCGTACTCCTTTCGCCTGCAATCCGGGAAAAAGCACAGACCGCTTTCGTCGCCTGTCCAAATTCTCCACACGCACCCCGCGCAGGGGTCTTTATTTTTCTTCTGTCCTTTCATCGGCAGTGTCCTCCACAGCAAAGGCCACGCGGTAGTCGCTCAATTCTTCCAGCGTTTCGTCGATAGCCTTTTTCATTTCGTCAAAAATAGCGGCTTGGTTTCCGTCCATAGCCGCCAGCGTAGGCGATAGCTTGGCAGGCATAGCCAAAAACCGGCTGCGGATATTCAGGCACATGGTCTGTATGCCTTTCTCAATATCCTGCGTACTGTGCAAATCGCCCCGGCGCAGGTCGTTGTCCATTTCCGCTGCTTTCCGCTTTTCGGCGGTCAGCTTCATGCGCTCGGTGTTCAGACTTTCTTTTCCCGCTCCGCCCAAATACTTGATGTACCGGGCCACGGTGGGTTGCAGCTCATACAGCCCCGGTCTTGCCTCCACAATCACGCCCTCGTCGCGTAACTGCCGCACCCGGCGTTCGGTCAGGCATAACCACTGGGCAATAACCTTGCTGGTGTACAGTGTCATTCCTCCGTGTCCTCCTCCAAAGGCGCGTCAAGATCATCTGCCGCCGTCCCGTCGGGGTCTGGCACATCCACCGCGCCGGTGGCTCTCATGCGCAAAATTTCAAGCCGCTGCTTTTCCAGCGCCATGCGCCTGTCGCTCTCCTCCAAGGCCCGCAGGCTTTCCGCAATCTTGGCAATGCGGCCCTGCACCTTGTATAGCGCTTCCTGCAATTTCAGCACCCGGCTAAAGGCGCTGTCCTTGCTGTACATACCCATGGTTTGGTTGGCACCGTCTTTTTTGTCCTTACCCCGCCCGCCGGGGGTGCGCATATCCAAAAGGCTGCTCACAAACAGCGCGTCCTCCGGCTGGCTCTCATACTCGGCAATTTTTGCCAGTATCTTGTGTTCGCGGAACTTCAAAATCTTCATTTCATGTTCCAGCGCCTCACGCCCGCCCAGCGGCACACTCTCGGTGATCTTCAATTCTTCGGCAGAAAGCATATCAAAAAAGACGGTGCTGTACGCTCCGTCTTTCTCTGCGTTCTTATTGCCGGGCGGCGCACCGTCGTGGCTGCCTGCTGCATTGCGCTTGCCCTTGCTGCGGGGGCGGG